GCCGAGCCTCCGGCGGTATTGCCCGGCTGCATATTCTTGATTTTGTCGCGTTCGGCTTTGGCCTGAATCCCTTGTGCTATGCCGGTAGCGGTCAGCAAGGCGGCCGCTATTGCCCCGCCAATCGGGCCGAGGTCTGCGAACGCCTTCATAATCGAAACTGCCGTATCGGCTACGATTTGCGATATTTTTATGGCAAAATTGACATCGGCATATTTTTTCTGAATTTCAAGTTTCTTGTTTTCCTTTTCTTCTTCAAGGGCTGCGGTGTCCTCCCCGTTATTCTTGGCTTGTTGTATCAGAACGTCAAATTTCGCGTCGCTTTTGGCAATCTCCGCGTCCTGAATGGCGGTGAACATGGAGCCGGAAAGACCGGCATAATAATCGAAATACTTTTTGGCGTTGTTAACTCCGAGCTGCAACTTCTTACGCTGGTAATCCTTTTCCTTGATAAGCCCCTGACGGTGGTAACTTTCAAGTTGAGCAAGTTCGTGGTCGTACTGCTGCGCCCATGAGGTGCCGGTTAATTCCTGCATCTGGTAAAGCTGTTCAAGATATTGGAAATTAAGCGCGGCGATTCGATGCTGTTTATTGGTTTCAAGTGCCACGGCTTCCTCCGTACCTTCTCCCACGGCCTGAATCATGGCGTTATATGTCGCCTCGATATTTTGTTTCTGAAGGTTGTAAGTGTCAGTGATTCCCGCATAACTGGAGGTGTCGGTCATCATATCGCGGAGAAGTTCGGACCATTTTCCCGTATCTGTAAGCGTCTGCGACTGCATACGCCTTATATCCACCTCCAATTTTTCAAGAATCAGACGTTTATCTTCTGCGCCGAGATAATCCGCGTTCTGGACCTTTGTATAATAATCCTGAAGTTCCTTTAACTGCGAATTGTTAAGCTGCTGTTTTTGTTGGAGCAAATAAATATTTGCTTGCCCTTCCGTAATTTCCTCTGTCATTACGGCATGGCGCATCCTCTGCTCTTGTGTGTCGTAGAAGGCTTGTTGAGCGGCAAGGCGTTGCTCGTGGCCGACGGCTTCCTTTTGGGCTATGGCCTTGTTTATTTCCTGTTGTGCCGCCACAATCTGCTGCCCGATTTTATTCTCACGCGCTTGAATCTTGTCGAGTGTCTGCGTGTGGGTCGCGTCGGTTTTGGCCTTAAGGATTTCAAGTGCTTTAATCAAGTCGCCGGAATACCTTATTACTTCCTTGTTTTTCTTAATGATAATATCGTATTCCGGTAGATCTCCCTTCAACTTGTTTATAGCAAGTAGATTCCGCTGGTGCAAATCATCAGCGGCGGCGGTCGCTTCATCAAGAGAATCCTCCTCGTATGTTCCTGGAGTATGGCGATTTTTGCCCTTTTTGGAATCCTTACCTTTCAACGTGCGTAACCGTTCTTGGATTTTCTCTTTGCGGGTCTCGATAGCCTCAAATTCTTCATCGGTCTGGGGGTCGAGTTTGCGGAGTTCCTTCAGTTCCTTTCGGAGTTCCTTAACCTCGTCTACAACTGCATGAGCGGCGGAGCCGGTGTTATTAAGGTTATTGGTAACATTCTGCGTCGTGTTGGTAATGGTTTCATCGGCGGCAGTAAATACGTCCTCTATATTGATTCCGTTAGCCTCCATGTCGGCCTTGAAATCATTGAGTGCCTTTGTTGTGGTGGAAACGGCGCGATTCGCGGCATCAAGTTCGCTCTTCATGTCGTTACCCCAAAGTTGCTCTGAACGTTTTACCTTGACTTTCTCGCCCTCTTTTATTCGGATAGTAGGTAAGAACGGAATATTACGGCCATATTCACGATAATACGTCCTATCATCTTCAACTATATCATCTTTATGCGCATCCCACTCTTTCTGTGCTTTGCGCTGGCGCGATTTTGCGGCCTCTTGTTCATTGATATATTGTTGGTATTCATCTTTATAATAGGCGAGGCGCATACGCTGTTCCATAGACGCGATATATTCGTCAAGAGCCTTTTTGTTGGCTTTCAACTTTCCGCGTTCCATATCAAGGTGGCCGTTGTATTCCGGGCAGATTTTATTTATTTCCTGTATGGCTTTCAGACGGCGTTCCTTCGACAAATTTTCATTTTCTGCTACTTTTATGAGTTCAAGTAATTTCGTTTTTTCGGCGGCAAGTTTGTTGGTGAACTCTTCCCGTTTACGGGCGTGTTCCTTTGCATTCTCCGCCATCTTTTCCTCTGCCTCGTTAAGTTTTTCGGTAGCTTCCGCTGCGTCATTAGTGCCGGAACACCAAGTATAAAGAGCTGCGCCGAGTGCTGCAAGTGCGCCAATTACAGCCGTCCACGGGGTTGAAGCCATAGCGACTTTCAAGGCGTTGAATGATGTTGTGGCCGCCTTTATATTGCCTATCATTGCCTTGAAGCCGGTAGACAGTAAAAGAATCGTGGCCCGGCAAGCTGCCATTATAGCGGAGCCGGTGCGGAGTGTGGCAAAATAAAGTTTGGTTGCAGTATGGGCGAGGAATACGGCGAGTTTATAAGCTGCGAATCCGGCGGCCACACCTTTAATCAGACCTCCGAATTTCGTAAGCCATTGATAAGCCTCCCCGACCCATTGAACCAAAGAAGTAAGAGCCTTTATTAAATCCTTAATCGGGCCGTTTGTTCCCTCCGATATTTTCAACACCAATTCCTGTGCGGCTGACTGAAGTCCGGCCATTGCTCCGGCCACATTATCTGACATCGTGGCCGACATGTCATTGAATTGCTTGTTTACGTCGGTAATTGAATCCCGTAATTCAGTAAGGGAATCGGCCGAGTTTAGGAATGTGGAGAAGGCTGCCACACTTCGTTTGTCGGTCAGGTCAAGGGCTTTCGCGAGGTCTATCCCTTCGGCATTGAGTTTTTTTAATCCTTTCGCGAGGTCATCGGCGTTTTTAACCGGGCTTCCGAGGGCTTTTGCGAGGTCGCCGTTAGCATCGCAAAGATTCAGAATAATATTACGGGTGGCGGTGGCTGCGCTTGAAGCGTCGAAACCGGCATTGGCAAGTTGGCCCAGAAGTGCCGTTGTATCTTCGATTGAGAATCCAAAAGAATTTGCAACCGGCCCGACTGTTGAAAGTGAGGATTCCAATTTGGAGAAGTCAAGCGCGGTTTTGGTGGTAGCAACGGCAAAGGTGGCGAGAACGTCCTCGGTTTCGCTTGCGTCCTTATTGAATATTCGGAGAGCTGCACCAGCGAATGCCGAAGCCCTTGAAAGGTCGGTATCTACCGCTTTCGCGAATTTCAATACCGCCCCTTCCATCTTCAGAATCTGGTCTTGCCCGAATCCGAGTTTAGCCAACTCAATCTGAAGCCCTGTAACTTCTGCGGCCGTGTATGAGGTCGTTGCGCCCAGTTTCCTGGCTGCTGCTGTCAGTTCCTTGATTCCGGCTCTTGTTGTTCCAAGGATTCCGGCAAGTTTGGAATTAGCCTTCTCGAAATCTACAATGATATTGAAGGCATTTTTGAAAGAACCCACCACAAGGGCCATAATCGTCATGCCTATTGCAGAAAAGAACCCTATAAGGGTCTGCTTCATTTTTGTGAGCGAAAAGAATCCGCCCTGAAGCCCGCGGGCCGAGGCATTGGCCTTATCAAGTGCCGCCTGTGTCTTGTTTATTTGGTCTCGGAGTTCTTTATAACGTTTAGGGTCTGCGGCTTTAGAGGTATTGTTAAACTCTCGCTGCAAATCTTTCAACCGCTTGCGGAGTTGGGAAACGGTCATTGTGGTAAGGTCGAACCGTTTCGCCACTTCGTCCATTTTACGGCGGTTTTCCGCCATAACACGGTTATTCTGGTCAATAGACTTACGGAGATTATTCCATTCTACCGACCCCTTCTTGCCCTGCGCTTCCAGTTCCGCCATTGCCTTACGGCTGGCGGTAGTTTCCGCTTTGAGGGATTTATTTGCTTTTTCTAACTTGTGGTATTCCTCTTGCGCCTGTGTCGCGTTAAGAGTGAGAACCCAGTTTATATAATCGGGGGATAACTTTTTAGCCATTGCGCCAATCTGTTTATTGGCGCAAAAGTATTAAGGCACAAAAACGTGCCGAAGGACACTAAATTATCCCACTGTCAGTATGGTGGCCCATATCTGTAACCGTTCCGTTAGCTTCATCAGCGGACGGTCGGCCTATAATCGCGTCGCTTTCGCGGTTACATTTATCAACAAATGCCCGATTCTCTCGATTCCATGCGTCAAGATTCTCGTGTATGATTCTTTTCTTCCGGGCTTCAGACATCGCTCCGGCTCTCGCCCAGAGGACGAGCCATTTCCAAAATGTTCTGTGCCGTTTCATCATTCAAGCCCTTTCGTTAATAATTCCGTTACCAGTTGGGAGATAGATATTTTCCGGCGGTCTGCTTCGTCGCGTATGAGGTCTAAAAGCCACGTCGGAAGATTAACGGAGAATTTGACTCTTGCCACTCCGTCAATCGGTTTCCTTCCGGCTCCTTTGCGCGAGCCTCCGCTTCCATATCCTCCCATAATAGTAATGTTTTGATATACAAAGATAACGCTTGTTTTTGAATAATGCGGAATAATTCAAAAGAAATAAATATGTTCTACAACATATTATCGCCCGAAATCGTAAGGCTCCGGGCGATATGCAATGGCGGAAGTATGCGGGTTATTCCGGCGCGTCGGCTTTTTCTTTCCGCAATTCGATTTGTGCCTTAATCTGTCCGGCGACGGTTATAGCGAATGTAAGGAAAGCGGCCCAGATAAATTCAACGCCGAGGGCGGCGAGAATAGTTACCAGTGCGCCGTGGATTTTCCATAAGGCGAACCCAGTAACTATTCCGGGGAGGAGAACGGCAAAAAGGCGCATAATCACGCCTACGATGTTTTTTAACCTTTTCATGTCGAATTATTTTGATTGGTTGGTGATTTGTTTCAGTAATTCCGGGAAATGCTTTTCGAGCCAATCCCGGTATTCATATTTTACGTTCTGAAGTGTTTCTTTATACAAGATTCCCCAGATTTGGCGGTTATAGATTTGGTAATTACCGTGTCGCTTCATATCGAGAAATCGGATATATGTCGGTAAGGTTGTTTCGGTTCTGACACCGCTCCCGTCCGGCGAAATGCGATAACGTGGATTCGTCAAAGCTGCCATAAGTGCGCCACTGCGCCCTTGAACGGTTGCGCCACTCCGCTTTTCTCTTACTCGATCATGTCCTTTTTGATATATGCGCGAGGAAGCAATAAGGCGTTGAGCCTCCAGAATGTCGCGGATTCCTTTCTCAAGCTGCTGCTTGAAATACTGAACTTTGATACCTTCCGTTTCCATTTCATCAAGTAATTACTTTGAATCCGACAGACCAACCGGCAAACCCGGCGAAAAACTGTGTTTCCGGGAGCGTGTTCAGTGTCGACACGTCAAACCGCATAAGAGGACACCCGGAGGTGAGGTCGTCAAGCATACACAACTTTAATTTTTCGGTTATGACTTGCGATGATTCGAGAACGCTCCATGTGTCCCGGCGTTGAGGGTCGTACTTTTCCATGACGAACACAACACACTCGTTTCCCTCCTTGAAACTATCTATATTCTTGCCCTCGCTTTCTGCGGCCGGCGGTAACACAAACAGAGTAATTGACCCGGTTTTAAGTGAGGTTATTCGTTTTGCCATAGCCTCGTCAACAGTAACGGGAAGAATCCCGGTAATAAGTGGAACACGTTTTACAAGGCGTTCCCAATATTCTTTATATGCGGTAAGATTTATCATATCTGCCCGAAATAGTGGTTAGCCTCTGCGGTACGACGTTTTACCAGACCGGGGAGAATCTTGCCGCCTCCGTGTACCCACTTGGCAAACTCGGCGCGTATTGTGGGGTCGGCAGGGTCTGTCATCACCTTCTTGAAAAGCGTCGATTTCTGGAACGCTCCGATTCCGATGTTATACGCCAGCGATACAAGCGCGTCGAACTGGTTGTTATTGATGTTCGCGCCCCGGAGTTTCGCGGCCACACCGTCGGCGAATCTCTTAATATCCGCCTCGAAAAGCGCGTCAGCCTCGGCCTGCGTGATACGTTTTCCGAGAGTAACCCCCGGCCCGGTATGTCCGTAGCCGATTGTCAGCACACCGGCGGGGCAACGGTACGCCGTCAGCCGACAGCCTTCCCACGCCTTGATTTTTGATTT